TTTGAACCCGAAGGCCCTGGTTCAACACGGGTCTCTGGAGATTCGGTCCTTCCGAGGTACTGAAGACTTTGACGCTGTCCGTCAATGGATCACCATCATCCACCAACTTCGGTCGGCTGTAAACAACTTTGAAGACCCCCACCAAGTTGTGTTTGGCCTGTCCGCTATGGGTGCCGAGGGCTTCATTCGACACATCTTCAGTGGTGACACAGCCGCTGCTATCCTCAAGCGTCCTCGTCTCCACGAGCGTTTGATGGACGGCGTTCGTCTGATTCAGGACTTCGCGTTCTGTATCCCTAGCTGGGAGTACCAAGGTAAGGTGCCTGAAGCGGGACCGGAAGGCGCAGAGGACATAAATGGTTTCCTCAATGCGGTCATCAGACAAAATGAGGCTGCTGCTCAACAACAGCGTATCGAAATTCGACTGGGTGCTGCGCCTTTTGTGCCTGCTGCTCGACCTATGTTCGAAATTGACGACGAAGACATCGACGACGACTTTGACGACCTTCCCCCGGCTGAAGACGAGGATTTCTAAGCCATGTTTATCTATGCTCACAACGCCGCCTCTGGAGGCGCTAAGGCTCTTGCGGTTGCTCTCAATGTCAAGCGCATCAAGCACACTGGTTCCACCTTCAAGCCGTCTCCGCGCAAGACGGTCATCAATTGGGGGTCCTCGACCATCCCGAATGAGTATCGTGTGTGCCGAATTCTGAACCTCCCTGGTCAGATCACGCTGGCGTCTAACAAGCTCCAGTTCTTCCAGCATGTAGAGGACAGTGAGGTTCGTATCCCGGACTTTACTACTGACATCGACGTTGCTCGCCAGTGGCAAGCCGACGGATTCGAGGTCTGTGAACGCCACAGCCTGACGGGTCACAGCGCTGCTGGTCTGCGATTTGTTCCGCAAGGGGTTGACATTACCCGTGCTCCGTTGTATACTAAGTACGTCCCGAAAAAGGAAGAGTACCGGGTACACTTCATGAACGGTGAGATTCTGTTCACCCAGCAGAAGAAGCGTCGTCTGGACGTTGCGGACGAAGACGTTAACTGGAAGGTTCGGAACCACGACAACGGTTTCATCTACGCTCGTGAGAACGTGGAAGTCCCGGCTGACGTTCATACTCAAGCTCGCGCCACCATTGAGCGCTTGGGTTTGGATTTCGGTGCTATCGACATTATCTACGTGAAGAAGTCGGCTCTGGCGTACGTGCTGGAAGTCAACACGGCCCCTGGTCTTGAGGGTCAATCGGTTCAAGACTACGCGGAAGGTTTCAAGAGGTTCTACGGAAATGGCTAAGATTTTTGTGTACGGCACTCTTATGAATAGTGTGGACAAGTTTGTCGAGGGTTCCAAGTTACTCTTTGACGACGTAGTCTTGTCCGGCGCTTCTCTGTACAACTTGGGGTGGTTCCCAGGACTGGTCTTCGATTTCGACCAGTCTAGAACTGTGACTGGTCAAATCTGGGAGTTCCACCCTGATGGGTGGGAGCGTCTAGATAGGTACGAAGGCTTTAGCCCGGACAACCCTGAAGCATCTCTATACCTACGTCGCCGACTCCCCCTTGGTAACCTTGTTCGACAAGAAGGGATGAATGATGCATTCTTCCGGAGTCGTATTGAGGTGTACCAATACAACAGTCATGTAACTCAAGACATGAGAATCCCCGATGGCAAATGGTCTTCAGTCGCTTAATGGGTTTACTTCCCTAGACTATGATCCTGCCTGGGACACCGATCCGTGGTGTAATGTGTTCCGTCAAGAACTCACCAAGCGTTGGCCGCGAGGTTTTGACGGACACTCCCAACCTGAGGACATCCTAGACAGAATCTTCTTTCGAGAGCTATTCGCGGAGCATGAACAGGCTTACGCGTATTCTGGTTGGTGGCTTACCAACATTTCAGGGGACTTGGCAGATGAACCGCCGCCCTGGGCCGACGTCAATTGGGAAGAGTGATCTATGAAAAAATATGGCGGTGTAATCAAACGAGCACGTAGATTCGATTTCCCCGAGTACAAAGACGATTACGGTGGTAATCTGGGGTACGTGTACGCTGGCTGGATGGAGCATGACCCATCAGGTCGAGGATGGCATAACGGACCTATTAGAACGTCCCTGGTCGTTAAAGACGACGGAGATCGTATTGAAACTCTTAACACAATTTATGATATCGAGAAGTGATGCCCTGTTACATTTGTGATCGTCCTGTTGACGAGCCCCGACTAGACCCCCGTGACATGAAGACAGCCCCCTGCTCCACCTGCGAGCAGATCATTCAGGACGCTGCTCAAGTGTCGTCCGACGAGGACATCTACACGTACATCGACTCTGAACTGGAGGAATACGATGAAGAACTTGGGAATCGCTTTTATAGTCATGGAGACTTCTAAATGTCAGACGTCAAGCTTGTCTGGGCAACCCCGGACGCCGAGAAGTACCTGGCTTACATGGCTCGTGTCTCAAATCCGGCTGCTAAGGTCGGCGACCCGTTTAAGCGCCTTCTAGGGTACTTGATCCGCAAGAAGCACTGGTCACCTTTCGACATGGTGAACTTCTGTGTCGAGATTGACAACTGTCCTCGTGACGTAACACGGCAGATTCTGCGTCACAGCTCTATGAAGTTCCAAGAGTTCTCGGGGCGGTACGCAGCGTACGAGAAGTTGCTCGAACCTCGTGAAGCGCGGATGCAGGACAAGGATAACCGTCAGAATTCTCTCCCATGTGAAGATGAGAGTCTTAGATACTGGTGGGATAAAGCTCAAAAGAACGTATCTAATGCGGTAATGGTTATTTACGAGGAAGCACTTAAGAATGGAATCGCCAAAGAAGTGGCGCGTGCAATCCTCCCGGAAGGGCTCGTGCCCTCCAAGCTTCACATCAACGGCACAGTGCGGTCTTGGATTCACTACTTCGAAGTCCGGTGTGATCCTGCAACCCAGAAGGAACACCGAGAGCTCGCTGAGCAAATCCGAGAGCTGTTTTACGAAACCTTCCCCGAACTAAAGGAGATTCTCAATGCCCGCTCTGAATAACCCTGTTTTGTGGGACCATCTTTTGCACCAACTTGCTCAACATAATATGCCCTCTGCTACAGTTGCTGGTGGTGCTGTTCGAGACTGTATGTTCGATAAGGCTGTCAAAGACATTGATATCTTTGTCCGAGAAGAAGAGTTCATGAACAGTGGTGTTCTAGGTCAGTGGGGAGCAGACCCGCCTAGAATCTTTACAAATGGTGCGTATCCTGGTGGTGCTGTTAGACTCCGTCCCAATGAGGCCGGGTACGACGAACGATTCACTGTGTACAACGTAGCTTCAATGAACGATCTGTACCCACCTATCCAATTTATCCTGGTGAACGGGCGCGTACACGACCATATCCAGACCTTCGACATAGAAATCTGTAAGATGTGGTTTCGTAATAACGAGATTCACATGACTGAGAAAGCCATGCGAGGGTTCAAATCAAATTGGTCGTACTATGAAGAAGGGTCAGAGGAGAGGGTCCGATACCTCCGCAATGAACGCGGGTACGATGACGTGGCATTCATTAGCAGAAGAGGTGAATTATTTGTCTGATAAAACCCATCTACCGTGCCCGGACTGCGGCTCTAGCGACGCATTAACGTTGTACGCAGACGGGCACACTTTTTGTTTTAGTTGTAAGAAGACCCACCCTTCGGGTCACAGTAAAGAACCCAAGATGGACGCATTTGAAAAACAACATAATATGTTCCCCTTGCCCGACGTCTATCACGATCTACGTGATCGGGCTATCCCCGCTGAAGTGGCGAAGAAGTACCAAGTAACTACGGTACAAGACGAAAAGTCCCCCTGGAAGTACGTGTACCCTATGTTCGATAGGGACAATCTCAACCAGCATATCGCCAACAAGAAGCGTTCTCGACTCGGTAAAGACTTCATCTGGGAAGGTGAAGTCAAGCGGTCCGCTCTGTTTGGTATGCAAGCCTTCACCAAGGGCGGTAAGTACATTACCATCACAGAGGGCCAGGACGACGCCATGGCGGCCTACGAGATGTTTGGCCGTAGATACCCTGCCGTGTCTGTTCACAGTGCCTCAGAGGCTGTTAAAAACTGTGTCGACAACTTCGAATGGATCAACTCCTTTGAAAAGATCATCCTCTGCTTTGACAAGGACGAGCCTAAGGTCAATGAGAAGACGGGGGAAATTCGATATCCGGGCCAAGAAGCGGCCCTTGCAGTCGCAGCTATCTTCCCAGTTGGAAAGGTTAAGATCGTCACGCTTGCAGAGGGCAAGGACGCTAACGACTATCTTATCCGCAAGTGGCACGACAAGTTCTGTAAGGAATGGTGGGCTGCCGAGGATTTTACTCCGTCGGGTCTCAAACTCGGGAAGGATATGTGGGATGAGATCAGTGCTCCTCGTAAGTTCGAGACCATCCCATTCCCGTGGGAGTCTGCCAACAAGATGCTCTACGGTATTAGACTTTCGGAAGTCGTGCTACTCACCGCTGAAACCGGTATCGGTAAGACCCAGATCGTCAAAGAGATGGAACACCACATTCTCACCACAACTGACAAGGGAGTGGGTTTCCTTCACCTTGAAGAACCCAACGCCGACACCGCCATTGGGCTTATGTCTATTACTGCTAATAAGCCTCTACATCTACCTGACGTACGGGAGACGGTGACCAATGATGAACTCAGGCGTTATTATGACGACGTTATTAATAATGATAGGGTTGTCATTTGGGACCATTTTGGATCAAACTCTATCCATGAAGTTCTCAACAAAATCCGGCATATGGCTGCTTTGGGTTGTAAGTATATTTTTCTCGATCACCTTAGTATTGTTGTGTCCGATCAGTCCGGGGACGAACGGAAGCAACTAGACGAGATCAGTACTAAGCTGAAGACTCTGTGTATGGAGCTGAACATTGCCGTCATCGCCGTTATTCACCAAAACCGGGCGGGCCTTATACGCGGCTCTGCTGGGCCCGAACAGATTGCTAACAGCGTTATTAAGTTGTTCCGCAACAAGGAGGACCCCGACGAATGGCGTCGTAACGTCACCAAGTGTGTCTGCCAGAAGAACCGTTTCGCAGGTAAGACAGGTCCTATGACGTATCTGTGGTACAATGAGATCACAGGGCGTTTGGTGGAGCTGGACAAGGAACAAATCGCCAAGTACGAAGCTGGTGGTGCTGATCAAGTGTTAGAAGAAGGATGGTAAGCTGTGGAAGACCTAATCAATGAAGCTAAAAAAGTGGGTGTCCAAACTGAAGAACAGTTCGATGCGTACGTAGACTTGCGTAAACGTTACGATGAGTCTGACGCTAACAAAATCTTCCGAGAGGCGATTAGGTGGCAGTACCGAGACAATCCCTTCAGTATCGCAGTCGGAGGGGCGGAGTACAGTTTTTTAAAACACGGACTTGGTGACGACTACGACGACGAATACGATGATTGGGACGATGACGGTGACGACTACGACGACGAATACGATGATTGGGACGATGACGGTGACGAGGATTAATGTATCTTAATCATGCAGACCTAAGTAAGTATTGGGTGGTGGACATTGAGACTGACGATCTTGATGCCACCACTGTTCATTGTATTGTTGCTGAGAACGCTGCTACTGGTGAAGTCCTGGAGTTCTACGGCAACGGTATGTACGCAGAGTTTAGAAAGTTTTGTAGTGACCCCACGATCTACTACGTTGGACACAACTTTATTTCGTACGACGGGCCTGTTTGTAATCGTCTTATCGGTACCCGCATTGCTAATGACAGGATTGTTGATACTCTTGTCCTTAGTTATCTCTACCATCCTACTATGCCTGGAGGACATAGCCTTGAGGCTTACGGGGAGAGACAGGGTGAAGCTAAGGACCTCTTCAACGATTTCTCGGGGTTTAGCTCCCAGCTCTTGGCGCGGTGTCGGAAAGACGTAAAGATCACCAAGCGACTGTTCCTAGCCTTGGTCCGTAAGATGCGGGCTGTGGGGTTCTCGGAGCAGTCCTGTGCCCTTGAGCATAGAGTCCGTCACATCATAGACAAACAACAAGCGAGAGGCTTCTATTTTGATGTTCCACAAGCCATGGTCTTACAAGGCCGTCTCACAGCTATACGTGAAGGCTTTGCGGAGCCGATCAAAGAGATGTTTCCACCCGAGCTTGTTGAGATCAACCGGTACCCCTACAGGAGACTCAAAGATGGTTCCGACACGTCCCATTATAAAAGACATCAGCTTCAGTATCCCGAACTTCGCCATTCGGAAGACGGAACCTACGCTGTGTTCGATTACGAAGAGTTCAATATCGGCTCACCCCCCCAGCGCTTACGTAAGTTGCTCTCACTGGGGTTTGTTCCCACTAAGCTAACCAAGGGTGGTAATCCAAGTGTTGACGAAGAAAGCCTCGTGGACTTCGCTAAGGAGTCGGGGATTAAAGAGGTCGGCCTTATTGCTGACTGGATGGTTGTTCAAGCTCGCCTGTCTATGCTTGGCTCTTGGCTTGACGCTGTCAATCCTGACGATAGTCGCATTCATGGGCGCGTGTTTAGTTGTGGTGCTGCTAGCCGTCGTATGACGCACAATAGCCCTAATACGGCTAACATCCCGTCTTCTGAGGCTAAGTACGGCCACGACGTTAGATCGCTCTGGAGGGCCTCTCCGGGGCTTGTACAGGTGGGTTATGACGCCAAGTCTGCTCAGATGCGGTGCTTTGCTCACTTACTCCCTGATCCCAGCCTTGGGGCTCGATTCTACGACGGGTTATCAGACCCTCACCAAACCAACGCAGACTTAATTGGCATCGGAAGGAAGCCTATCAAAAATGTCTTTTATGCAAATATGTTTGGGGCTTTTCCTCCCAAGCTTGCTGTTACTGCCGGTCGTAGCGGAACTAAGAAGGAGCTGAATGAGTTCGGAACTTGGATTCAGGCAGAACTGTACCGCGTTACACCTGGCCTTAGAGAGGCGACTGAACGAGCCAAAGCTGAATTTAGACAGACAAAGGAAGGGTGGATGCAATGTATCGACGGTGGTTACGTACGGTGCCCCTCGGAGCACGCATCGCTTAACTACAAAATTCAGCCGCTTGAAGCCGTCCTTATGAAGACAGCCACCGTTCTGTTGGACGAGTCGGCTAGAGACTTAGAGCACTACAAGGTCGGTGACATCCATGACGAGGGTCAACATGAAGCAAAGCCGAAAGACGCAGAAGAACTCGGACGTCGAGCAGTCAAAGCTATTCAGGACGCCGGGGAACAACTTGGTTTCCGCGTCCCAATGGACGGAGACTTTAAGATCGGAGCCAACTGGGCGACGACGCATTGATAGTCACTTCAAACGGGACATTGACTGATGATCTACAAATGTGGTTGGTGTCACGATATCTGTACCCCTGTCTTTGACAAGCTAGGAGCTGTTTTCTGTTGTGATGATCATGCCCAACATTATCACTCTTATGTGAGGTTAAGAACCTATGACGGTAGTAATTTGCCCTAGGTGTGGGTACGACAGGGACATCATTAAGACCACAGATTTCTCCTGGTGGTGTCCTGCTTGCTGGTCTTCTTGGGGTACTCCTTTAGGCACCCCGTCTAAATATATTAGCACAGAGGTTTGATTTTGTCAATGACTAAAACATGGGTACTAGCTGATCCACATTTTGGACATGCCAACATTTGTAATTTTCTACGAGAAGACGGTTCTAAGTTGAGACCTTGGGATAATGTGGAAGATCATGATGAAGCTCTGATACAGAATTGGAATAACGTAGTCGATGACAAAGATCGTGTCTACGTTCTTGGTGATCTGTGTATGCATCGACGTGATATTTCCATCGTGTCTGCCTGCAAAGGTAGAAAAGTCCTAGTAAAAGGGAATCATGACATCTTTCATCTAAAAGATTACACTCCTTATTTTGACGATATCAGAGCCTACGTAGTGATGCCTAAATTCAAAGGGGACACAAAGCTCATCATGTCTCATATACCTATTCATCCCGATAGTCTCGGAAGATTTGGTGTGAATGTTCATGGACATCTTCATGGGGGCTCTGTCAAAGACGACGATAGGTATATCTGTGTCTCTATGGAGCATATTAATTACACACCAATTCTTTTAGATAGTCTTTTGTAGGTTGACAAAGTACCCACCTTAGGCTATAATTATATAGTTGAGTTGCGTTAAGGAGTTAGCAAGCAATGGCAATGATTCAAGGAAAAGCTCAGTGGTGCAAGATTCTGGGCGAGCCGGTTAACGGTTATAAGTCGAAGCTGGAAAAGAACAAGGAATGGACGTTCGATCTGGCTATTGACGAAAACGGTCAAGCCCAACTGCGTGAGCAAGGGTTTGGCGAGCGCCTGAAGGACAAGGGTGACATGGTTACCTTCAAGTTCAAGCGCAAGGCGTACAAGGCGGACGGTACCGCTTCTAAGCCGATCAAGGTTGTGGACGCGCAAGGCAATGATTGGCCTGCCGACAAGCTGATTGGTAATGACTCGGTTCTGAATGTTAAGTACAACGTTCGAGCCTGGAACGACGGTGAAGGCGTGTCTGCGGACGTGCTGGCCGTGCAAGTTTGGGAATACGTTCCCTATGAAGGTGGTGAGCAGTTCCCCACTAAGAAGACGGAAGAGGATTCTGAAGGATGGTAATTACTGTTGGTATTGTGGCCCTGATCACAGGTCTGATTGGTGGTTTTTACCTCCGCGGTTACATTGAGGGTGATGTGATCGATTCTCTCCGCACTGGTCTCGAACAAGCTGAAGAATACATCGACAGCCTGGAGACCAAGATTGTGGAGCTGACTCCGAAGCCGAAGGTTAAGAAGACCAAGGCTGCTGAGTAATACTCTGGGGCGTTGCGTAAGTGGTCGCAACACGGGGAGAGGCGTTGGACGGGGCCTACTTCCCACACAGTTTAAGCATCCTTGATGCGCGCGGCTTTGCCGCTTAAGCCACCTTAGCTCAGTTGGTAGAGCGCCTGTTTTGTAATCAGGATGTCGTGGGTTCGAATCCTACAGGTGGCACCAGTTTCGGAGTACGTATGCAGTTCAAAGCAGATTATCAAAGATTCGTTAGGTATCTGGAGACAGTCCAGGTCGTGGTCACAGCCACTGACTCTGAGGACGCTGCGGTGAAGTTCGAGGAAGACGAGATTGATCGTTACCTTGTCTTAGCACGAGACGCAGTTGAGGTCGACGAAGACACTCCAGTTTTTGTTCCGGTGATTAATGAAGACGATTGAGACACTTGTCGAGGACATCTATGGATTATTCAGTGAGGATGGCGGTCACAAATCTGACCCCAAGCGAATTGAGGAACTGGGTCACAACCTCAGCCGAATGGTTGAGCAAAGACTTGCAGAAGTGCGAGGAGACTCGTACCTTCGAATGTCAAATCTCGGTAAAGGGGACAGACAGCTCTGGTACGACATCAAGGGAGGCGGAGAGCCCACTGAACTCACAGCTAACACTCGAATTAAGTTCCTCTTCGGAGACATCCTCGAACTGTTGCTGATCTTCCTGGCTGAGGAAGCCGGTCACACAGTGACACACAAACAGGAAGAAGTAAATGTCGACGGTGTTGTTGGTCACTTGGATGCTGTCATTGACGGTGTGGTTGTCGATTGTAAGTCGGCGTCTAGTCCGTCCTTCAAGAAGTTCCAAGCCGGAGGTCTCCAAGACAACGACCCCTTCGGGTACATGGAACAACTGGCTGGATACGTTGAAGCCACGCCTGACGCGAGCGGAGGTGGGTTTCTGGCGATTGACAAACAACTCGGGCACATCTGTTTTGATTACTATGACCGAGACGTCCTTGACAGTTACCGCATTCGGGACCGCATTAGTGATATTCGAGAAGTCCTTGCGTCGGATACAGAACCAGACCGTTGTTATTCCGCGGTCGACGACGGAGCGTCTGGTAATCAGGTGCTCGGAACAAACTGCTCATACTGTCCGCACAAATTTAGGTGTTGGCGAGATGTCAACGATGGTTTCGGACTACGAACATTTCTATATAGTAACGGTCCCAGGTATTTCACCACAGTAATTAAAGAACCTAGAGTACAAGAGTTAGAGTTAAATGGATAAGATTGTAGATTTTTCAAAGGGTCGTGTGATTGAGGCCCCGAAGCCGGAAGGTCCCAAGCCCACGCTCAACAAGTATCTCATCACGTACGCTGACGGTAGACAGGACGAAGTGGAAGGGTCTCTGATCACAACCACGGCTTTCTTCGCTGTTGGCATCCCACGTGAGATCGACATGGACTTCAGGTGGGCTTCCCCACTCGCTAACGTCCATAGCATCAAGGCTATCTGATGCGTTCGGGCTTTGAGCGCACCTTAGCTGCATCTTTGAAGCGTCTCAAAGTCCCTTTTGAGTACGAGTCCCTGAAAATCCCTTATGTCATTCATCACGAATATAGACCCGATTTCATTTTGTCTAATGGTGTGATTATAGAGGCGAAAGGGTTTTTCAGGTCCCCGGCTGAGATAGCAAAGATGAGGGCCGTGAAGGCGCAACACCCGGAACTCGACATACGGTTCGTCTTCCAAGACGCTCACAAGAAGATTTCGGGTCAAAAGACAACACACGCCCAATGGGCAGAGCGCCACGGCTTTCCGTGGGCTAGCGGTGAGATACCTAAAGAATGGCTACCCATTTAATTATTCCTGACAGTCATGCTCATCCCAATTTCAACAACGACAGATACACATGGCTGGGTAAGCTTATTCATGACCTTCGCCCCGACGTTGTGGTTGATATCGGTGACTGGTTCGACATGCCTAGCCTTTGCTCATACGACAGAGGTAAGAAATCTTTTGAAGGACGATCCTATAAGGCTGATATAACGGCTGGACTAGACGCACAGGACAGGATGTTCCATGAGGTTCGTAAGCACAAGAAGCGTCTTCCACGTTTCGTTCGGACGCTTGGCAATCACGAGGCACGCATCTCACGCGCAGTCGAAATGGACCGTGTTCTGGAAGGCACAATTGGTCTGGCCGACCTACAATCCAAAGAATACGGCTGGGAAGAATACCCTTTTCTTGAGGCGGTAAACATCGATGGTATCGATTATGCACATTATTTTGTTACTGGCGTATCTGGTAGGCCTATTGGGGGTGAACATCCTGCTTATAGCCTCCTTACTAAACGCTTTCGTTCTTCCACTTGCGGTCACGTTCATACTTTTGATTATTGCATTAGAACTAGTGGCACTGGCAAATTACATGGGTGTGTTGTAGGTGTTTATCAAGATTATCATGCCGACTACGCGGGTCCTGCCAATGACATTTGGAATCCAGGAGTCGTTGTGTGTCGTGACGTTAGTAATGGTGCTTATGACCTTGAGCACATTTCATTAAAGAGGATCAGAGAAGCTTATGCTTGACGCTGACCAGTACACAGAGTTCCGGCAGCGTGTTATCGACAACTTTGACATTTACGATTTGGTTGAATTTCTGAATCTGACTGTAGAAGACTGGCTAGACAACACGACTGGCTGGGAAGAGAATATAGCTCTTATGGAGGCTGTGGGGTATGGATCGGGCGACGAGACGTCGTAACCACATCGCTTATGATCTCAACCAACCTAAATATCGAAAGCGCCGCGTCATCGAGCCCAAACGTAGGGAAGACGAAGACGAGAGGCGCTTTCGTCGTTACGGGGTGCAGTATGAAGGGAATGACGAAGAGTGAACGACTATCAAAAATTTATCCATATCAGCAGATACGCTCGTTGGATCGAGACAGAGAACAGACGAGAGACGTGGGAAGAGACAGTTCGCAGATACGTAGACAACGTCGTAGCGAAGGGTGGTCTGGACTCTAAGACACTCATTGAGATTGAAAAAGCCATCACAGGTCTTGAAGTCCTGCCTTCTATGCGGGCTCTCATGACTGCGGGTACGGCGCTTGATCGCTGTAACGTGGCGGGGTACAATTGTTCGTACCTGCCTGTGGACAGTCCCAGGGCTTTTGACGAGGCCATGTACATTCTTATGTGTGGGACTGGTGTTGGCTTCAGTGTTGAGGAACAATATGTCAGACAACTACCAGTCATCAATGAGCATTTTGAGAGCACAGAGACGGTCATTAGAGTTGGTGATTCGAAGTCTGGATGGGCTAGAGCTTTACGTGAACTCATTGCTCTTCTCTATACAGGACAAACCCCAAAGTGGGACACGTCCGGTGTTAGAGCAGCGGGAGAACGTCTTAAAACTTTTGGAGGACGCGCTTCTGGACCTGCGCCACTTGAAAGACTCTTCACTTTCATTACAGACATCTTTACAAAAGCTGTCGGAAGACGTCTTACATCTCTAGAATGCCATGACATCATGTGTAAGATTGGTGAGGTTGTAGTTGTTGGCGGTGTTCGCCGCTCTGCGAT